CGTACATGGCCAACTACAACGCTCAGCATCGGGCAGGTGGTGGGCACGGACGCCGTATGAGTGCAGGGTCCGTAGGCCGACGTAAGGCAGTTGCAGGTAAGGGCTTGGGGCGCCTGAGCCGGTCGAAGAAGATTACGATGTCGAACCCTAGTGCATCGTCGACCGCCCGTCTTGCCCGGTATGGCATGAAAACCGGTGCACTGAATACGAAGACTTCTAAGACTGGAATTAGGGCGTACATCAAGGGATTGGTGGGCGCCCGGAAGGCTAATGCCGCAGCTGGCCGGCCGCATATGCCCGGTAAGCAGTTCAGGGCAAAGACTGCACAGCCCGCTGCACCGAAGGCTCCGTACGGTAAGGGTGTGCATCAGGGGCAGGTCAAGCGTGGAGGTAAGTGGGTGACACCCGATCAGCACTCGGAACCGTTCAGGGTTCAGCCCTTCGCCGAGTTCCTGGAGCAGTTCGCCTTCGATAAGCGATCGTACATGGCCGCGTACAATGCCCGGAAGAGTGGAGGCGGTACACGGCATATTTCGGGAATGGGTGCCCGCCCGAGTATGACCGTTTCGCGACGGCAGTTGGCACGTGGGCGGGCAGCAATGCACGCTGGTGCTGCCCCGCATCAGGCCGAATTGATCGCCAATCTTGGTGTCAAGAAGGCGATGGCACATGCTTCCTGGGGACACGATCCGGGTATGTCTGGTACGTCGCGCAGTAGTGCACGACCTGCAATGCCTAAGGCTAGGGTTCGACCCCGTACTCATCTTCTTGGTCCTGCAGTGTCGGCACGACGTAGTCGTCTTGCTCAGGACCAAGCGGGTCAGGGGTTCAAGCGTGGCGGTAATCGTACCGTAATTCGAAAGCCCCGACACTTCGATCCGCTTGACATCGTCGACTTCTACTCTGAGCCGGTAACGCTCCAGCAGTTCTTCGAAGCCGAAGCCTTTGCCTTCGATAAGAAGGCATATATGGCCCGGTACAATGCACAGCAGGGTAGTTGAGCGATGGCCTACACTCGTACGAACCTCAACGCCGCGAATCCGGCGGTTGCAAACCGGTTCGTGGCTTCGGTCGCGATGAAGAATGGGGCGTACACAGTCGCCAACGCGACGATGCCCACGACGCCCGGCGGCAGGTTCATCACTGTCGGGCATACCGCGACCAGCACCGTCGATACACTCGGCGTGATCACAGTCACCGGCACCGGTCTTCGCGGCGAGACGATCTCGGAAGTGATCACCCCCGTCAACGGAACGACCGCTACCGGCGTGAAGCCGTTCGTTACGGTAACGGGTGTGGTGGGATCCGGATGGGCGTCAGTGGCGGGCGACGACCTGATCGTCGTCGGAGCTGCCGCAGGATCGATCGTCCTTCCCATGAGCGGTACCCTGTTCGCCGTCGTCGTGAATACGACGGCTGCCGGGACGATTACGCTTGCAGACGCAGGTGGACCCATCGCCGTCCTGAAGACGAGCATCGTCGAGAACACGTACTACTACCAGGTCGCTACTGCAGGGTTCTTGAGGGTCACGCTTACGGCGGCCTCTGATGTGACCATCATCCACTCGTTCAACACAGACCTCCAATCCTGATGTCTTCCGTTGATGCTCTCCGGAAGGTCCTTGGGGATACCTTTGTGATGTACGTCCATACGCACATTGCGCATTGGAACATTACGGGTCCGGGGTTCTATCAGTACCACGCCTTCCTGGACAGTCTGTACAACGAGCTCTGGGATGCTGTGGATCCGCTTGCAGAGCATATTCGGGCCGAGAACGAGAAGGTCAATAGCACCCTATCCGCTCTAGTCGATCCTTCGGGACTGACGGATCGAGACCTCGGCTCCGATTGGCTGTCGATTCGGGACGGCCTGATCGTCGAAAATGACACAGTCATCGCTAGTCTGAAGGAAGCCAACCGTTTGGCAACAGCTGAGGGCCGTGAAGGCCTTGCCAACTTCCTTCAGGAGCGCCTCGACAAGCATGCCAAGCACGGTTGGTTCCTGAGGTCAGCAGCATGAAGATTGTTCAGGCCATGGGTCCTGAGCCGTTTACCGAGACTGAGGCGATCTTCATCAGGACGCGTCAGGCATTCCACGACGTCTCGGGTACGACCTGGATCCCCTTCCTGCCGAAACCCGGAAGTTACGAACACCCGAAGTTCGGGGCGGTTGTCATCGACCTTGACCGCAACAAGAGGATGGTCGAATCCGTCAAGAGTCAGGTCTATCAGGAGAAAGTTCCTCTCGACCTGGAGCATGACCTCAAGGTCTCCGGCGCTGTCGGGTGGATTTCCGACATGCGCATGAACGAGGACGGTTCAGCGGACGCGTTCGTTGAATGGACGGACCGCGGCCAGGAGGTGTTGAAGGGCAATAGGTTCCGCTACATCAGCCCGGAGTGGTTCCGCCAATGGAAGGATCCCGCCAGCGGCGTGGAGCACCAGGATGTCGTTGCGGGCGGAGCCCTAACGACACGACCGTTCTTCAAGGACAAGGTCCTCAGGGCGCTTGTCGCCAGCGAGAGAGGAGCAGAAGTAGTGGGTCGCGAAGAGTTCGCGGACGGCAAGTTCCCGTTCAAGAAGAAGTCCAAGGCGGACGACGCTGAGGATCCTCAGGACGAAGAGGACGAGACTGAAGAGATGGACGACACCCTCGACGAAGAGGAGGAGGACGATGACGAGTCCTTCGCCGACGACGAGGAGGATGACGAGGAAGAGTTTAGCGAGGAGCAGTACGTGAGCGAAGGGTTCACCGAGGTCCAGGCGGCGGCTATCGAGTCGTACGTCGAGGCCCAGATCAGCGCGGCGACCCAGTCGTTCGCGGAGCAGCTGAAGGTCGAGAAGACGCGCGGGGATCGTGCGGAGTCGGCCCTCAAGGTCCTCGAGACGGAGCGACGGACGGAGCGGTTCACCGAGATGGTGCGCAACCGCGACGCCGGTGCACCGTGGATTGGTGGAGCGGACAAGCAGGTCCGGATCCTCAACCGCCTGGCCGAGACGTTCGGCGAGGACAGCGAGGACTTCAAGGACTACGTTGACGCCCAGACGCAGGCTGCAACGCAGCTGAAGGAGTCGCAGGCGTTCAACGAGATCGGGTCCAGTGCAGTCGGGTTCACCGGCAGTGCTCCGACGCAGCGCCTCGAGCAGCTGGCCATGGAGGTCAAGAAGACCAATCCGTCCCTGACCAAGGAGCAGGCGTTCTCCGAGGTTCTCAACACCCCTGAAGGCGCTCGGCTGTATGCCGAGACGCTTCGCTAAGGAGGCGTTAGGTGGCTTACGAGCAGCCGGGCTTCAAGATCGGGAACCTGGTCGCAGCGGCCGATCTTCGGACCCATCAGTACAAGTTCATCAACATCGACGGCACGGGCAAGATTGCCCTTGGCGGCGCGGGCACCCGTTGCGTCGGCGTCCTCCAGAACAAGCCCAACTCGGGCGAGATCGCTGAGGTCACCCACACGGGGATCTCGAAGGTCAAGTCGGGGGCAGCCCTGACTGTCGGCGACATCGTGATGTCTGACTCCACAGGTCGGGCGGTCACGGCCACGTCGACCAACCATCGTGTCGGAATCGCACTTGCTACTGCGGGCGCTGCCGACGTGCTGATTCCGGTCCTGATTCAGGCCACCGGAACGGTCGCCTAACCCATCCGCTGACCAAGAAGGAGAAACACACAGATGGCTCAGCCGACGGGGAGTGACCTTCACGTCAACGTTCCCCTGACGAACATCTCGGTCGCGTACATGCAGAACGCGAACGAGTTCATCGCCGACAAGGTGTTCCCGGTTGTCCCGGTGAGCAAGCAGTCGGACCTTTACTACAAGTACGACAAGGGCAACTGGTTCCGCACTGCGGCCCAGGAGCGAGCCCCTTCGACCGAGTCGGCCGGCACGAGCTGGACGATCACCACGGATTCCTACGGCGCCAAGGTCTATGCGGTCCACAAGGACATCGCGGACCAGGATCGCGCTCGGCAGGACACCCCGGTGCTCGACCTCGACCGTGACGGTACCGAGATCGTGTCCCGGGACCTGATGATCCTTCGCGAGAAGAAGTTCATCGCGGGCTACTTTGGCACGTCGCTCTGGACCGGCATGGCCGACCAGACGGGTGTGTCCACCGGCCCGACCACCAACCAGTTCCTCCAGTGGAACGCTTCGGCGTCGACCCCGATCGAGGACATCCGCAACGCGCGGTACGCGATCGCCCAGAAGACCGGCCTGATGCCGAACACTCTGGTCGTGGGACCTCAGGTTCACCAGAAGCTGATGGACCACCCCGAGATCCTGGACCGCATCAAGTACACGCAGCGCGGTCAGATCACCGCCGAGCTCATCGCGTCCATGTTCGAGATCGACCGGTACCTCGTGCCGATGGTCGTTGAGAACACCGCGGCTGAGGCGGCGACCGATTCGATCAGCTTCATGTACGGCAAGGGTGCCTTCCTTGGGTACTCCGCGCCGAATCCGGGCCTGATGACCCCTTCCGCAGGGTACATCTTCAGCTGGACGGGCTACCTGGGAGCCGGCGCATACGGCAACCGGATCACCCGCTTCCGGATGGAGCACCTGAAGTCGGATCGGGTCGAAGGTGAGATGGCCTTCGACGTCAAGCAGGTCGCAGCTGATCTCGGGGTTTTCTTCACCACCGCCGTCGCGTAAGCGGGTAGGTGGGAGATGAAGTACCTCATCGTTTCAGCGAAGGCGTTGGTCCTCGACGGGGGGCTCGTGTACCACACGGGCGACGTCGTCGAGGATCCGACCAACCCTGAAGTCCTTATTCGGCGGGGCATGGCCATCCCGCTGCCAGATGCAGTCCAGGAAGCAGCTCCTGTTGTTGTCGGGTATCCCGACCCTGCAGACCTGTCAACCCAGGCTGCACTGGATGGGCAGGCCGAGTCACTCTCTCCCTTGACGGAGCCTGCCCAACTTTCCCTTGACGGGGAAGTGGCTGAGGGAGAACCGGAAACCAGTGAGGAGTCCGTTTCGGGCACGGACTCCGACACTACAGCGGCGGATGACGACGCTCCGGCGGCGGTCGTCAAGAAGGCGGGAGTGGGCTCCTCCCCTGCTCCCGCCGCCGCCGCCCCCCACAAGAAGAAGGTGGGCTAAGAGGCCATGGTCTGGTCGTACACGGAAGATCCTGGAAGCAGTACCAAAGACGCAGTACGGTTCTACGTTGGTGACACCATCGGAGCGGATCCTCAGATCACCGATGAGGAGATCGAGTTCCTCCTGACCGATGAGGGCACCAACACACTCCGTGCTGCGGCAAGGGCCGCCGAAGCGATCAGTGCAAAGTACGCCAGACAGGTCGACAAGACGGTCGGGGGACTTAGTCTCCAGGCCGGCCGTAGGGCTGAAAAGTACGCCACCCTCGCAAAAGAACTCTGGCAGCGTGCCTCCCGTACAGGGAAGGGGCTTCCCACTCCTTATACGGGAGGCATTAGCCAGGCCGACAAGGAAATCAACGAGGCCGATACCGACCGGACACAGCCGTCGTTCAAGGTAAGGCTTCAGGATTACCCGCCGACCATCTACGGTACTGATCCGAGTACCCGATGACTGTCGATTACGACCTTCAACTGCTGATGCCTGATACCATTACCGTAGAACTGCCGATGGGTAAGGACGCCTACAATCGGATTGTCTACGGTCCTGCTACCAGTTATCGGTGTAGGGTCGAGCAGTCAACGTCACTAGTCCGGGATCAGGATGGACGCGAGAGGATCTCTAACACCCAGATTTACTTCTACACGACCGTCCGGCTTCCGCATGCAGCCCGGATCCTGTTCGCCGACGGGACGACATACCCCATTATGTCCATCGATTCGACGACCGATGAGCACGGTGACCTGTTCACAAAGGTGAGCATGTAATGTCCGCAGGATTCACCGTCGTGACTGACTTCTTCGAGAAGCTTGAGGCCATGGTCGTCAATGTCGACCAGCAGCTAGCGAGCGCCATCTACCGCGAGGCGGAGCGGGAGATGACAATGGCCAAGCGCCTCACTCCTGTCGATACGGGCACTCTTCGAGCGTCCGGTAGGGTTGAGGGTCCCGTCCAACAGGACTCCCACAGCGTTACCTTCCGACTGGCTTACGGCGGACCTGCAATCGAATATGCACTCCGCATCCACGAAGACCTGATGATGCACCACGAAGTCGGACAGGCCAAATTCCTCGAACAACCAGTTCGGGAAGAAGTTGGATCGGGGCGGGCGGCCAACCGGATTATGGCGGATATGCGCGCAGGGGGCAAGTTCTGATGCTCCTCGATGAAGTTGGCGCATATCTGGAAGGCCAGAACGTTGCTCTAAAGGGTCAAAATCTGTTCCTTGGCACCCGACCGGAGGATCCCGACGAGATTCTCTACGTCCTCGAGTATCCCGGAATGCCTCCGGAGTACCAAAACGACGGGCAGTCGACAGGCCCGGTGCGAGAGCAGCCGCAGCTTCAGGTAACCGTTCGTGGGAGAGACTATGAGTCCGCCCGAAGGCTGATCCAGAACGCCTGGCTCGCGCTAAACAGGGTCACTAATGTAACCCTTTCGGGCAAGTTCTACCAGTCGATCCGTGCCACGTCGAGTCCGGCGCTCATTGGCCGGGACCAAAGTGATCGGGTGCTGTTGAGCTTCAACGCCTCGGTCCTCAAGGAGGTGTAGGGTGCCGGACAAGACAATCACGACGCAAGAGGGGGAGGTTCAGATCGGGGCGTCAGCTGCCGCACCTACTGTGGTCGGCCCCGATCCCAACGTTGCGTACTCGTCCGCCTACGAAGGGCGGATGGCGTTGGAGCGGGCGCAGCAGTTGGCGACCGAGGCAAGGGAAATCTTCCGAGGTGAGGACTGGTCCGAGCTTCCCAACTTCTACTGTCCGCTGTGCTCGTACGCAACGCTGGACGGGGACGTTGTGGTCTTTTCGCACGGTGCGGCCCGACATCCGGGCATCGATCTGAAGGAGCTGGTGAAGCATGGCTAGGCTTACTCTTACACCCTTCGTGCCGAAGGGGTCGTTTCCGACCCTTCCGTACACAGCAACGACAGCGGATCTGGCCTTCGCTGTCGCCGGTACCTACACCGACGGTGAGGGCTGGGCGAATACGGGCAGGGAGCTTCTGCTCGTCAACAACACGACTGCAGGCGCACTGACCTGTACGATTTCGTCCGTGGCATACCTCGGACGTATCGGCGACATCACTGCGTACTCGATCGCAGCGAACACCGTCGCGGCCTTTGGTCCGTTTGATCCTCGCGGCTGGAATCAGGCGGACGGCATGGTGTACTGTGTCGGTTCGGCTGCGGGCGTCAAGTTCGCAGTGGTCCTGCTTGCCAGCAACATCTTCACAACAGTCTAAGGAGGTCCTGAACCAATGACGGCATACAGCTCCTTCGGGACGCTCCTTCAGATGGGGTCGGTCGACGGTGGTGGTGGCTCGTTCACTACCCTCGCCCAGGTCCTTGACCTGAGTGGCCCGGAGTTTTCGGTCGACACCGAAGAGACGACCAACCAGTCCTCGGCCGGTGGCTACGAGGAGTTCATTCCGACCATCAAGAGGTCGGGGAACGTCTCGTTCGACCTTCTCTTCGACCCGAACGCAGCGACGCACGAGATTGCGTCTACCGGTATCCTCTACGTGATGGTCAACCGGAAGCTTCGTGGGTACCAGCTGCTGATGCCGACGACGGCAGCCAAGCAGTGGAACTTCCTCGGTTATGTGGTGGGCTTTAGCCAGGCGAACCCCGTTGCAGGGGTCCAGAAGGCGTCCATCACCATCAAGGTCAGCGGCCAGCCGACGATCTCGTAGTCGACGGGCTAAAGGGAGAGAGCAATGGGCGAATTGATCCAGTTCAAGAGGCTGACAGCGGAGGAGATCCTCGCGGTTTCCGACCTGAAGACCGAAGACGTTGAAGTTCCGGAGTGGGGGGCCATCGTCACTATTCGAAGCCTGACCGGTGTTGAGCGGGACAAGCTCGAGACCGCTATGGTGACGGAGAAGGGTGGCTCTCGCACCGTCAACTTTACGAACTTCCGGGCCAAGTTGATCGCCGCTTCGGCGATCGACGAGGCAGGACGTCAACTGTTCATTCCGACGCAGGTGGAAGCCTTGGGTCGGAAGAACGCTCAGGCACTGTCGCGCCTCTTCAACGTCGCGTCTCGGCTTTCGGGGTACTCCGAAGAGGACGTGAAGGAGTTGGTGAGTGAGCTGGGAAACGACCAGAGCGCCGAGCTTGGTTCCGACTCGCCGGACATCTCGGTGCTTCCGTCGCCCAAGTCCAGCGGGAAGTAACTGCCAGGGAGTTCCAAGAGTGGCGTGCTCAGGAGGAAATCGAGCCGTGGGGAGACCGGCGGCTTGATTTCCTCTTCGCTCGGATGACTGCCTTCCTGGCAAACGTAGTCCGGGATGACAAGAAGCACCCCGATCCGTACACGACGTCGGACTTCCAGATCGATTGGGAGGACGTGTGGAAGGCAGTTGGGAGTCCTCAGGAAGAGCCTGAACCGACTGAAGAGGAGGTAGTCGCTAAGAACGTGGCACTCTTCGACAAGGTCATGGCCTTGAACACCTGGTTCGGCGGAGTTGCTAAGTGACAACCCTCGCAACGTTCGACATCATGCTCAGGGGCGATACGCGCCAGTTTGAGCAGTCCATGGGTTCTGCCAAGCGGACTGGGCAGAGCTTCATCGGAACGATGACGGCGATGGCGGGCGGGTTTATCATGGGCAACGTCGTGATGGCGGGGTTCAATAAGGCCGTTTCCTTCGGCCAGAACGCCCTGATCGGTTACAACGCCCGCATGGAGCAGGCCGCTATCGGCTTCAAGACGCTGTTTGGCAGTGCCGATATGGCTGCGTCCTTCGTTGAGGAGTTGAGGGTCTTCGCTAACAAGACTCCGTTCGACTTCCCAGGACTGCAGCAGGCGTCGAACACGATGGTCGCAATGGGCTTTGCGGCTCAGGACGTCATTCCGAACTTGACTGCAATCGGTGATCTGGTTGCAGCGATGGGTTATTCGGGAGGCGAAGCCAACCAGCGGATCAACCGGCTCGTGTACAACTTGGGACAGATGAAGTCCCTTGGACGTGTAACCGGCCGAGACATTCGTGACCTGTCGATGTTGGGACTCAATGCGACGGGTATTCTGGCAAAGGGCTTCAAGGTCTCGACTGCTGCAATGACCCAGATGATTGCAAAGGGAACCGTACCTGCCGACAAGGCCCTCAAGATGCTTATGGACGGCATCGAAAAGGGAAACATGGGCGGCATGATGGCCGAGCAGGCCAAGACGTTCAACGGGGCAATGTCGACAATCAAAGACTCCGTTATGAGCGTTGCGGGTACGGCCCTAAAGCCGCTGTTCAATGCGATCCGAGACGTTGTCTACCAGATTTCGCTCTGGGTGTCCGACCAACGGGCGATGGATTGGGCGAACAAGGTAGGTACCTACCTCCGTGCGGCTGTCATCATTCTCCAGGACTTTGCCGGCGTGCTGTTCAACATCAAGCCCGCTGCAAAGACCGCCGCCGATGGCATGGCGGAGATGATGCAGATAAAGCCCATTCAGGCATTCTTCACGTCCTTGAAGGACGGGATCATAGTCATCATCCGTGCGTACAAGACTATGATCGAGGGCTTCCTTACCCAAACCGTTACCTTGGCGAAGAACCTAAGGAC